GTACACAGATGAACAAAAACACGCAGTCCTAGACCGACTGTTCAGCAGCAAAGGATAAAGCAATGGAACCAGCTTTAATCATCAACATCATTATGGGCTTTGTGCTTGTCCTAGTGGGCTGGTTTATGCGCGTAATGTGGGACAGCATTAAGCGTCTACAGTCAGACATGGCAGAGCTTGAGCGCCACGCATCTGAGACCTATGTGCGTCGTGATGATTACCGTGATGATATGGCTGAAGTCAAGTCCATGCTGCGGCAAATCTTTGAAATCCTTAACAGCAAGGTGGACAGATGAAAAAAGTTATAGCGAGCATTCTAGCCCTAACCCTTCTGTCTGGTTGTGCAGCAGTACAGTACGCTAAAGACAACCCCGCTACGGCAAGCCTCGCTGTCAAATCAGGTACTCTAGCCTTTGTTGAGCAGGTAGAGCCTCTACAGCGTCGGGTAGAGCGTGCCAAGGAGGTCATCGTTGTTGTAAATTTTATCTTAGACCAGATGGACAACTCGACATCCGCTACAGTATCGACATTGTCGAGTGAGGTTCGTAGCCAGATCAACTGGAACGACATGGATGCCTATGAGCGTCTGCTGTTAGACAGCCTCATCTTCTCTGTGGAGAGTAAACTTGAGGATCGTGTAGGTGAGGGCGTCTTAGCTGAAGATGAGAAGCTGGTGGTTCGCTCTGTCCTTGAGTGGGCCAAGGAAGCCGCTAATATGTACGCCGAGGGGAATATCTGATGTTCAGCGGAAGCCTGCACTTAAAGTACAACAACAAGACTAAGCGGTGGGTTACTACCAAGGACTTCAGGTACACCACAGAGGACGGGTACACAGTAGAGGTGCCAGCGGGATATAGCACTGACCTCGATTCTGTACCGCGCATCCCTTTTGCTTATGCTTGGCTCAAGGGTAGAGCAACGAAGTCAGCAGTCATCCACGACTGGCTGTACTACAACAAACACGACAGATCACAAGCAGATGCTATCTTCCTAGAGGCTATGAAAGATGAGGGAGTGCCTGCTTGGCGGCGGTGGCCCATCTACTCAGCAGTACGAGCTTTTGGGTGGTTGGCTTATAGATAAAAAAAAGCCCAGATAAACTGGGCTGAATAATAACCCCCGGTCTTAGCCCGCTTCTGGCGGGCTTCTTTTTGTCTACAGGTAGCCCTCGATGATCTTGTATCGTCGGGGGTTTTTCTTTTCTAGTCGCTCCAACGCCTCGTTGAAGTCAGACTGCGCCAGCATCTTAGCGTTACTGACAGCCCGACTCTTGACCTGCTCTGCATAGCGAGAGTCCAGCAATTCCGTGGCAGCCTCTGTGTAGTCTTTGTTCTTGATAGCGTGGATCATTCCGATGAATAACCCTAAGCGCGGGACACCGACGTTGTAAGCCATGTCAATCAGAACAACCCGCACATTCTCTGGCTGCTCTGCCAGATTGAAGTTGTACTTTAACTCTTTAACGTGGTTCTGTAGGTCATGCTTTAGCAGCATCTCCGCCCAGTCCTCTGCATCCTTCTTGCTCTTCCAATTGACGCGGTTTAGTAACACTTGCAGCTCTGACAGAGTTAGCGGGTTAGACTCTAGGTTACGACCGTACCCGATAGTGGTCTTACCAACGGTATCCTTGTAAGGCTTATCCTCAAACCCTTCAAACCGCTTTACACGCTCAATGATCTTATCTGTAATCATAGATTGCCTCGCTTAATCTTCAGGTAGGCAGCAAGAGCGACGCTCCCTGCCACAAAGGTAAGCATCACAATCATAGGCGACAGTACAAGCCACCAAGACCAGTTAATGTGGCCCACTAACTTAGCCCAGACAAAGATCAGTGTCAGGACAGAAAAGAAATCAAACCGCATCGTCTTTCTCCGCTTCAATAAGCCAGTTCAAGTAGACCTTGGCTTTCTCTAAATCCTCTATGCCATTCTTGTAGCTGTAGCGCCAGATGTATTTTTCCGTGTTACCTTTTAGATAGCCCTTGAAAGCCTCCGAGGTCATAGAAGCCTTGATAGCGTCGATGCACTCAATATCCCCAGCGCCGTAGTGGCTCGGGCTATGCACAGGGTTACTGCTCACAGGCGGCCCACTTTGCCAAGTAATACGATTAACTAAAGGATCAGTCATGGTAATGCTCTCTGTCTGCGGTGTCTCGTAATCATCTAGTAGTTTGTTTTCGTACATAAAGCTGTCATCCGTGTGTAGTTTAGACATTGGTGTACTCCCAGATCATGGGGAAGATAGATGCTACCACTTCTGCACAGGCCATTGCAACCTGCTGGTGTTCTTTCTGTGTGCCGTTGCCAGAGCGTAGCTGAATGTAGTGAATCCAAGAGCGCAGTGTGCCGTTCATGTAAAGCCTAGATTCTGTCATCCCCTCTGGCAGTACAGCGCGAGCCTGTTCCTTGGCGATGCCGTTCTCTATGGCCCACTTGTAGGCGTCGATGGCAGCGTCCTTGACCTTACGTTGCTGTTGATACCACTGTTCAGACAGACCCACTCCATCCGGACCTAACTCTATAGAGTTTTGGCGGTTCTTGGTGTCCTGCAATCTTGCCTCTCTTAGAGCAAACGACAAATCTTTAGTAGGGTCTGCATACCGCTGGCTGAACTCCTGAAAAGCAAAACTGCGATGCCTCACAATCTGGTGTGCAATGTCTCGGGTTGTGTTGACCTCGATCACTGCGTTGACCATCTCCATAGGAGACCAGTGGGCGTTCCTAGCAAGGAAACGGACTAGCTTCTCTGCCGTCTCCTGATTCATCTGATTGTTCGGGTTTGATACCCTAGCGCAGTAAGCCACCAAGTCCTGAAAGTCAGGTGTCGTGGCAAACTCTTTAGCGAGATCATCGCTTGGCTGGGTGTAACTCACCAACTTAGCTATCGACATTTATACGCTCCAAATGCTTAGTGCAACACTGTGCTTGCCTGCACAAGCGCTAATCTCTGCAAACACATCGCCACCAAGTTGCGCTCTAAAGCAAAGTCCGGGGCAGGCGTTTTTTTCGTAGCTCATCTCTACCAAGGCCCGCTCTTCTTCGTCTTTACCAAACACAAAGAGCCTAGCCCATCTGTTTGTCAGAGCCTCTGACTTTACCTTGCCTTTATCAATAATCTTCATAGTCCAATCAAACCTCTTATCCCGTGGTTGGCAATAGCGTTCGTTATGATAGCGAGGCAAGTGAGAATGTGGAGGATGACCCACGCTGTGCGGATCAGAGCCACCACATCTGCTTTGCGGCTATCGGAGTATGCCTTGGTGCCTATTGCCTTGGCCCATATCTCCCAAGCCTTTCTCATTGCTACGTCACTTCACAACCCGCTGGGCCGCAGGCAACCTCTCCACCTAAGTCTGTATTGTCCTCTTCCTCTCGCACTTGTGTCAAGTCAATCGAGGTAAGGGCAGACTCCATGATTTCATACTGCTCCTGTGTGATGTCCTCAAACGGTGCCTGCTTGTAAGTACCGCCCATGTAAGGTAGCACAGAGATACCGTTGAAGTGATTGCGGTTCTTCCACATCCACTCACCGACGTTTTCCCACTCGTCTTCCTTGACAGAGACAGTGACAGACACGTTATGGCTGTTCTGTCCGTCTCGGTGCCCACGACGCACCCACTCACGATTAAACCGGCTGGTACGCTCCAGCAACTCCAGAGGAGACTCGTGGCGCAGGATAGCACCCTCTGGCGCAGCCTGTGGAATCTCGATCACCGCCTGATCCTCTGGGCGGAAATACTCATCCTCTACCAACTCAGGGTGGTTATCCTTGAGGTAAGCATAAATCGCCTCATCCTTACCTACTCGCATACGGCGGATATAGAAGTCATTGTGCCAAGCGTGGATACCGCTGCTGGTGCCTAGTACGAGACTGCTGGTGCCTGACGGCTTGATAGTCGTTGTCCGTGCAGCCTCATTGATACCCAACTTCTTAGCCACCCGAGCATTCTCTTCCAGCACAGCGTCAGTCGCTTCCTCAAGATCAAGTTCTAGCACTGCGCCTGATCCAATGCCAGTCATGCCGACACCAATGAGAGCGTCCTTCTCTGTCGTCTCTTTCCACACATCACGCAAGTAATGAAAGTCAGTGTACCCTGCCTGCAAAGTGCCAATGAAAGACGCCGCCTTGGCCCGATCATTTAAGTCCTGCTGATCCTTTACGTTGCTGACATTTAGCTCGCAAAGGTTACAGAACTGAAAAGGCCGCAGGCCTATCTCCGCACAGGGGTTCGTGCCCCAATCCTTATCGTTGCTGAAGATCACACCCGGCTCACCTGAACCTGATGCCACAACCTTGTCCCACAACGCGTCAAAGTCACGGCGGCTGACCTTGTGGCGCAGAATGACAGCAGAGTTATTGGCTCGACCACGGTGCGGGGCAGTCTCCCACCAGCTACCGTGCTTGGCAGTCAACATCTCTTCGTCGTCCATGCTGAACAGCGAGATAAGCGCCGCACGGCGGATACCGCCAGCAAGCACAGCATCAGCGATATAGCACATAATGTCATGCACCTGAATCGGCTCTAACTGTACACCACGACCAGAGTCCTCAAGTGCTTCTTCAAACACTTTCTCGATGTTATGCAGACAATCCTTCAGAGGGCGTGGGCCGGGTGCCTTGCCTCCGCTAGTAATCAGTGCTGCGCCTTTAGGGCGAATGTCAGAGAAATCAAACACTGGCTGTGGCTTACCGCAGAAGTATGCCTCACAAAGAATCTTTACTGCGTCTGCCCATCCTTCGATACTGTCGCCTACCAGAAACCGCTTCTTCTTCTTGAGCGGCCCGGTGACAGACGGCAACTCGCGTACATGGTGCCGCTGTACGCTGTACCCTACGCCTGTCCCGCCTAGCAGCAAGAACATCGCTTCTGCAAAGCTGTCCGAGTGATCCACAGGCATATAAGCACAGTTAAAGATGCGGTTCGGACTGTTCTGGATAGGCTTACCACCAAATTGCAGAGAACGCATAGAAGGCAGAACTTTCTTCGTCAGCACATAGTCCTTGTACACCTGCTGAATCTCTTTCTTCAGCTTGGGGTACTTCTGGATGTGCATGGACATGTTACGCTCTACCAACTCTTCCCAAGTCTCTCGCCGACCGACTTCAGGGATGTACTTTGAGTATTTTGTAAACGTGACTATGTCACTCAAAATTTCTGCTGACTTTGTTGTTATTGCTGATTCTGTCATAGTTTCTCGAATCCTTTATCTGTTGAAAACCAAACTTCTTCTACACCCGCCTCTTCCAAGGCAAGGGCGCAGACCGGGCACGGCTTAGAGTTCCTGAGATCACCGTTTTTGTTGATACGGCAAACAATCAACGTCTCTACATCTACCCTAGCCCTGATAAGAGCAGCCAACTCAGCGTGGAGGCTTACTTTCTGCGGCCTCCCTACTCGCTTGGCGTACTCGGCTTGCTGCGGGTGAGTCTTGCGACTGTTAGTGCCCACAGCAACAATGTGGCCGCTTGAATCCAAGCACAAGGCGGCATGTCGAAACTTAGCCTCCGAGTGCTTGGCAGCGTCCACCACCTTGTCAATATAATCTTCTCTAAGATCATCCATTAGTGAATATCCGAATCGAGATACTCTTCCATCATAGCCTGAACATTCATAATGAAGGCTTGCATACCTTCTAACTCAGTAACACCTTCAGGAATGTCGCCAGTCAAAAAAGTCTTAAAGGCTCCATCTTCGCCGTCTGGGTCTTGATAAAATGCAATGACCCCTACAAGCTCGTAACCGTCCTCAGACATCTCTGTCAAAGAGCCAAACTCACTGTGATCCATCATTCTTCTCCTTCAACCAGTGCTTCAAAATTTCTACAGAGACTGTTGATCGTGCGACTTCACCGAACTCTTTGTCGAACACGATTGCTTTCAAATCTCGACCGGATATGTAACCGTGTTCTGCGGCGTAGGCGTCCTTGGCAGCCAGAGTACGGAACTGCTCAACAATGCAGCCGTTGTACTCTACACGATTGTCATGGTGGTGGTGCCCACGGAAAAACCGCCGATGCTCGCTGTTGCCCCACTCCTTCGGCTTCTCAGCCGCCATGATGCCCGGCAGTGCCGCATCCTTGGTCTGATGGCCGTGTGTGACGCCCAGCAGGTTCTTGCCATAGGTAACGTACTTCCGAGTAGTCGGCTCAGGGTGCACATAGCACCGTGGCTCTTGCCGATACAGGCTCTTAAAGTGGTTCTGGGTGGCAATGCTAATGAATTCATCGTGATTGCCCGGTACACAGACCACCTCTACATTCTCGTGCTTTTGCAGAGCCATATCAATGCAGCGTTCCAGAGCGTGCCAACCGAGTTCAAGCACTCGGCTCATACGCCCGTCAATATCTAGGATATTCTTACTGCGCTCTGTGTACCCACTCATGTTGTCCGCGTGGAAGAAGTCGCCCATCTGCAAGATAACGCACTTCTCAGACGATGGCGTAGCCTCTACCAGATAGTCAACAGCACCACAGAGCATCTTCACCGCCGTCTCTACGTCGTAGTCCTCACCGACTTCTTCACCCCAAGCATACATGCCGATGTGCATGTCTGTGATCGGGATGACCGTCATTACCTCGTCTGCATACGGAGCAGGAAGCCCCTGACGAGGCTTAGGCTTCTCAACCTCAACTAGACTGTCAACAGCATCTCTGATGGCGTCTAGTTTTGCCTGTTTGTCGAGGTCTGTCTTGACCCACTCCAGTTTAGGCTCGCCAGTCTCGGCGTCGTATAGAGTTGACGTTCCCTTGACAATATGTCCTTCAGGAATCTCACGCTTGTTAGTAACGATGACTTCATCTTCGTTGACCCCGCGCTCTTTAATCAGTGCCAGCCTACGCTTCAGGTTCCTAACACTTAAACCAATATGAGCAGCAGCAGCAGCTTGGCTGCCCATCTCTTCAACAGCAGCAATAATCTGCCGGTCTGTGTGTCGTTTCTGTGTCATCTCAAACCACCCAGTCGCTAGGGACTTGCTCACCTACATGGTAGGTAAAGTTATTTCTTTCACACCAGTCAGAATACTTCTGAGCCTTCTTTCTTGTCAACCAGTTGTCAGCTTGGAACAGCATTCTAATGTCTAGGTCAGGGTTACAGCGTCGGATCGCAAGCATCTTGCTGCGCATTTCCCCCGTGAACTTGCCTTTGATCTCGATTACTATTCCGTTGTCTAGCACTAGGTCAGGCGTATAGTTCCTTTGTTTTAGGACAACCTTGTTTCCACAATTAGCGCAGTACGCTGGTTTAACTTCCGTGGTGTACTTAATCTGATACGGCTCGTATTGGTACTTGACTCCTCTGTTTCGTAGGTTATTGCAAACTCGCTCTTCTAGTTTACTTCGGTATCTAGGAGTCCTTGTCGGTCGGGCCATAAGCCTTGTCCCAGTCCTTTGTTGCCCAGAAAGGGTAGAAGAAAGGGTCAGCTTTGAGTTTCTTCATGTCTGACTCCATCCTAGCAACACGGCGCTTCAACTTTTCGTTTTCGTCCCTTGTCCTTTCAAGTTCAGAAGTCATCATCGCCAAAGTCTCCGGCATCATAACTCTTAAAATCTGTAGCCGTACTCCGCTGATACATCTCCAACTTGATTGCGTAGAAAAGGTCTTCAAGAACTTTCTCTTCAATCTGGTCATCAGACTCGTACTCATTTGCAATCTCCTCGATCTGGTCAAGCAAAACTGTAGACATCTTCTCGTCCCTCCTTACCAATTTCTAGTAGCATTAGTGTGTCTTCAAAGTATTTCAATATCTCGTCCTCTTTCATCTTGTCTTTCAGTAAGGCCTTGTAAGTATCCTGACAAGCATCGTAGTACATACTCTGGTCTACGCACCCTAACAAGTAAGCCTCTGCTTTCTTAGGCCCGATTCCGGGGATGCCTTTGATACCATCTCCGGGGTCTCCTGCAAGAACTTGAATCCAGAAGAAGTGCATCGCTTCTTCCTCTGTAAGAAAGTACATTTTTGAATCTCTGTTAAATGTGCCCCAACGGTAGTGCCATCCGGGAATTGTGTCTAGGTCTTTGTCGATAGAGCAGATAACGCAGTCATCTTCTTTCTCGCTGTTCCAAAAGTCTTTTGCGATCTGACCTACCTCATCGTCTGCCTCGAAGCCATCTTGTGCGTACTCAGCGCCAAACTGTTGCTTCATGACTTCGACAACGTCGCCTAGCATTGGCGGCTTTTCTTTACCCTTCCTGTTTGACTTGTACTCAGGCACCAGCTCTTTCCTGAAAGACTCTTTAGGAGTTAGCCAAAGCTGTGACTCAGTAGCGTTGGTATCCTCGTATATGCCTGCTAAAAACAACTCTATCGCTTGGTAATAGTCTTTGTCGGTATGCACATACTCAGGGTCATCTTTTTGCTGTTTCCATATGCTACTTGCTATAGAAAAGCCAATACTATCAGCGTCGATAATCGCTAACATTTTCGTATGCCTCGTGCAGCAAATCTTGCTTCTGTTTGCGGCGGGAGGGGCCGCTGTGGCCGCCTCCCTTTTTTACCAACCGATCATCTTCATAAGAACCGACCGGAGCCTTTCGTTTAGTCTTGCTCATATCCTCTACCGATTATCACACCCTAGAACGGAATGGCATCGTCAAACGGCTGGCCGTCATCGTCATCGTCCGATGCCTGTGCGGCTTGCTGGTTCTTGACTTCGTTCTCTTCCTTCTTACGAGTTTCATCAGCAGTCACGCCGTGCTCGGCATAAGGCACGAAATACTCAGCAGCGATACGAACAACGTCTGAAGCTGCCTGATCTAGGTCAGACTTGCTTGTCAACGTCCCCGCAACAATCTGAGCTGCGTAGCCCATAGCTGACTGACGCATGATTGCGGACTGTCGATCCCCGCTCACCGGCTGAGAAGAATAAACAGGATTGCCGCCGCCAGAATTAGCACTACTGCTGTTCCCACTGGCTCCGCCACCATTGCCCTTCTCCTTGACTGTAATGTCGCTGCTACGGATGTTGTAGTACGTCTTGTCATTGTACTCGCGGCTAGTTGCAACCGCCTCGATGTAATCGCCCTCTGTTAGCTGGTGCCAATCAGTGCCGATCTTGACGCTGGCAGCAGGCTTTTTCTTCTTACCAAGCCCGTACCACTGGTCGTTGATATTGATGTTGACTCCGTACTGGTTGCCATACTGGTCAACCTCTTCAAAGTCCTTAACGAAAATCTTTGCAATCTTACCTTCTACAATCGTCTTACTCATCTTTTCCTAACTCCGTTAGTGGGTCTCAGACCAATCATCCCCAGAGATCACTTCACCTGCAAGCGGGCACCTAAGCCCTAGAATCTTTGTTGCCTGTTCAAATGATCTGGAGACATTATCAGTATACCACGAAATCCAGTGTTTTGCAACCTCTGCTTGCACTTCATCGTGGATATTTCCTACAAATGTCACATCTGCTTTGCTCTCCTTTATGTGCTTGTCAAGACAGCATAGCACAACCTTCATGGCTATGCCACCCCCTGACTGAAAAAGATAGTTCAGTGCCTTGTGTTTCATGATCTTGCCGTCGGAGTCGCGGCGCATCCATATCTTGCGCCCGTCTAGTCCAATCAGGTATCCACGGCTGGCGGCCCTTTCGACCTTTGGCTTGAGTGTCGAAATACCGGGGAACACCCGCTCCACTGCCTTAATGATCTTATCTCCGTCGGCTTCACTAAGATTAAGTATTGACGCAACCTTGCGAGGACTAGCGCCGTACACAGTGCTATAGACACAAGACTTTGCCTCATCTCGTGTTTCCACACCGAACTCCCGACAAGCGTCCAGAACTCTCGTGTGTGGATCAGTGCCTTGGGATTTATCACCGTTGATGAGGGCATCAGTAAACGCCTCGCTGTTAATGTAGTGCGCTGCAATACGCAACTCTAGTCCTTCAGCGTCAAAGCCTACCAGCTTGTAGGGATCGCCCCTGTGAGTGAACAAAGAGCGCATCTCTTCACCAAAGAACACATCAGGGCTGGCCTTGGGCACGTTGGCAACGATCTTGTGTGTCATACGGCCCGTGTTGGTGCCATTAGGGTTAGCAACCGCTGGCACTCTGCCATCTTCCCTGCACTCGTCTATCCAGCCTTTGATCTGGTTCATGCGGTGCATGACTTTGCTGTACTTTGCGAGCTTCTCACCCACGCTATACGGCATTTTTAACAAGTTAGGGCAGGGTTCACCGTCCACCTTTAACTTGGGGTGTCCTGTGGGAGTGTAAGCCGTTGGTTTCCAGCCTAAATCCATCAGCCTAGCACCTACCTTCTGGTGCTGTGTCAACTCAATCTGCTGCCACTCGATCTTCGTGAAAGGCCCACCAACGTCTTGGCCTATGTCGGCCCTCACGGCCAACTTGCCTGACTTAGTGAAGGGCCTGTCCACTTGACCTTTAGTTACGTAGTAAAAGCCTAGCATTTCAGCAATATCAGGCTCTATCTCAGCAGCCATCTGCTCCAGCTCTGAAACACGATCCTTGGCCTGCTCAAGACGAAACT